GAAGGACACATTAGCAGTTGTAGTTAGACCTGCAAACGTAGGGCTGTCATTGGGCTGTACTGCTGTGTCAGCTAGTGTACCCTGAGCAGCAGTAGCATAGTCAGTCGGGTCAAATGCCTTCACAGCCGCAAGGTTGGTCACCTCACTGTCCATCAGCGCCCCTGCTGCGGTCACATTGGCGGTGTCAGTAACATCTGCGCCAGCTTCAATCCCGTCAAGCTTGGAGCCATCAGCAGCAATGTCTCGCCCGTCTACTGTTCCTGAAAGTGTTATGTCCCCACTAACACCAACGTCTTTATTGAAGGACCATTTATCGCCAGATGACACATAAGTGAAAGTCGCATTAGCTCCATCAACAGTTAGGCCAGCACCATTTGCGGAAGCAGCATCAACAGCACCAAAGGCAACAGTGATGTTCTTATCTTCGACATCTAGGGTCTGCGTGTTTATGGTAGTTGTGGTTCCATTTACTGTTAGATCACCACCTACGGTAACATCACCAGTAGTAGTAATCCCTGAAACACTGCTAAAAAGTTCACCACGAGCAATACCCTTTGTCTCACTATCAGATGCGTCTACAATGGCCAGTTTATCATTAACATCATCTACTTCAGAGCCAGTAATTTGTACGAGTTCTGATATTCTCTTATCAGTCATTAGATAATTACCTCTACAGCTTCAAAACTAATGCCATATGCACTAGCATTATTTATTGACCAAGACGATACATTTGTAGACAGTCTGAAAAGCCCCCTAGGGTTATCAAACACTACAGTCTCATCTGTATAATCAGAACGAAGGCTAGGCCATATCTCTAGGCTACCATTGCCAGTTTGGTCTACAAGAACTTGGTGTAGTCTAGCAGTAGAGTCAGTGCCTAGTTGGATGTAATCACCAGCCTTAAGAGAGCCAGTCATAACTACAGTAACAGTCTCATCACCAGCACTACCACTAAGAGTGCAAGAGCTTACGTCTCCTCGTGGTGTAGCATAGTCAGGGTCTCCCAATAGGAAAGTGCCTGTCTGACCCTTAAGGCTTACCAAGAAGGCCTTCCACTCAGCAGCAAGGTCTCTACGAACACTAGGAATATTAACTGAGGCTTCCCACTTCTGCCCTTGGTGACTTACGATTTGTTGCTTATATGTGAATGGAGACTGAGAGGTAGCTACAGCATTGACTGCACGTAGTTCAATGCTCTCGATTCCTATCGTAGTGGGAGTTGACAGAGGGTAGGTAATAGCCAAGGTTATGCTCCAAATGTGGTTCTAAAGGCACCACCACGGGCGCGTTGATCTAGGATTTGCTTCTGTGTGAGGTTAGCAATTTTAGGTGCTTCTTGAGCAATGATACGCTTAACACTATCGTCACCATTGGCACTAAAGTTGAACGACTGGTTAATGACAACAGGTTGTTGAGAGCCTTCCATCTGCACACCCAACTTACCGTTCTTACCACGCTTAAGGGGCATGATAGCTTCAGGGCCAGCTTCACCCATGACACCAAGGCCACCAGAATGACGGAAGGCCGTAGGTGCAGAAACTACACCACCATCAGCAAACATCTGGACACCTTTATTCCAAGCACCACCATTAGCTTGTCCTAGGAAACTACCAATAAGATCACCAATACCAGTTGCAATAGGTTTAGCTACCTGTTGACGGTAAATCTCTAGGAGAATATTACGGAGCATTCCCTTGAAGGCATCTTCCACAGAAGACGAGCCATCAATCATAGTCATAAAGGCATCTTCGATATTACCTTCAATCATATCCATCATAGCCTTACGCTTGTCTTCAGCCTCAATAAGTTTACGAGTGCCTTCCTCAAGTTCAGCAACGCTCTTAGCCTGTGCTTCAGTTACTACAAGTTCTTGTTTTTTAGCGTTATAGATGATTTCTTGGACACGCTGCTCTTCTTCAGACAGTCCGACAAGGGAACGCTTATACTTAGCCTCTTCTTGTAGTTGACGGAGGTATTTCTCTACAGTGGGTTTAGATGCACCACCAGTCTTTTTAGTTTTTGGAGGTTCCCATGAGTCTTGGTCAGCAAGCTGCTTACGAAACTCGTCCATATAGGTGAACTTTCTAGGGTCTTGACCACGACCACCCATAACAGCCCCTCCAGCCACACCAACCAACGCCCGAGCCGCTTTAAGGGTAATACCCATGCGTTCAGCGAGAAGCTCTGCCACCTTAGCTGCTTCACCAATACCCATTGCCAAATCTAATTTAGCCAGTTTTGATGCGTCATTAGATGCAGATTCAATCTTAGAGGCTGCATCTTTAACTTCTTCAGTAAATCCGTTCGCTTCGTCACGCATACGAATTAGATATTCAAGAAACTGTGCGCCAGTTTCTGTCATACCAGTAAAAGCAGAGAGTTGCTGAATAGTAGAATCAAGGATGTCTAGATTCTTATCTTTAATAGCCTTGCCAATTTGATCTAGGAGTGCTTGATCTAGAATGCCTTTGGCACCATCCCCAAAGGCAGCCGCAAAGTTTTCTCCCGCCAAACTACCAGAAGCTTTTGACCAAGAGTCGATTTCCCCAGCCAAGCTCAATTTTAAGGAACGGCCTAGTTTTGCGAGGAAAGATGCCTCAAACGCACCAGCAGTAGACTCGCCAAGGGAAGCCCAAGCCGCTTCAATCTGTGTCTTCTGGACTTGAGCCATTGCATAAGCAAAAGAAGATACAGTTTCTTCTGCCTCCTCTACCTTGCTTTGAAAGTCATCCAGACCGTCCTTAATTTCCTTTAAGCTTTTCTCTAGCTGCTTTGCTTCCTTCTCAGTAGAAAAGAATGCCATAGCGAGGGAAGAAAGGGCGGCAATACCAAGGCCAATAGACGCACCCCAAGGACCAGCAAAGAAGCCCGCCAATTGAGAGCCTTGTTGTGAGAATGCAATAAGCGGGTTAGTCCCGCCTTGAACCTGAACGATAAAGTCTTGGATTTGATAACCAGCTTGTTGGAAAGCTATCTCATTACGACGGGCGGCTTTTCCAGAGAAGTTCATCCCCGTCGCCAAATCCCTTACAGCCGACCCACCTTTTCGCATTGTAGATTGTAAGTGGGCCACTTGACCATCTACTTGATTTACTGCCTTTGAGTATGCTTGCGCAGAAAGTTGACCAGAGTTAAACGCCTTATCAAGTCTAGCGTATTCTTTGTTCAGTTCTGCTACACGTTTCTCAAGGATTTGATGGTTCTTAATTGTGCTAAGAACATCGCTGTCGTCTACACCAACTACAATCTTAATATCGTCAGCCATTGGCTACCCCCATGTAGACCCTATCAAGTCTCAAAATAGTGTCAACTTCCCATGCAGATAATGGAGTCTTAGTCAACTCCTTAAATGCTTTTATTTGCTCATAACCGATAGGGTTTGGTCCAGAGAACCCAGCACTACGGCTACTGCTTAAAGCAACAAAGGCAGACCAGACGTGTTCAAGAAGCGGAGGGAAATGTGTCGGGGGTTCCAATACTTCAGGTCTACGTCCAATCTGCCTTTCTACTTGCTCTAAATGTTCTCGTTCTGTAACGCCATCCTTGTCAGGCTTGTTGAGCTTGAACTGGTGTTCTGCCCAATCACATAGTTGACAAGTTAGGCTTTCATAAAATCCAAAGAGGACTCAATAGCCTCCTCAATCTGAACCTTAATCCAGAACACTTTGTCGTAGACTTCTTTAGCCTTAGCGACAGTCAACTTAGGAACTTCTCCATCGTAAGTGATACTCCATTCCTTAGTTGTCTTAACCAAAGTCTCAAGAGTAGCCTCTTCAATCTCTTCGGCTGTAATATCTTTGTTGCCCTTCTGTTGCATCTTCTTAAGACGCTTGTTAGTCATCTCGTGGATAACCTTCTTGTATTCTTTAGAGTGTGGGGCACACACTGTGATGGTCATCTCACTCTTGTCTTCATTGAGCAAGGGTCTGCCATCAGCCGGGTGTTTAATAGTGACTACAATCTCATCACTTTTCGGGGTAAGGTCCATAAGGTCCATCGGGTATATCCTTTAGTTGGAGTGTCGGGTTATTAAAGGTTGTCGGGTTAAGTTTTAATGGCTGGAGACCTCACCCGACAGAAGCCCCCAGCCTACCTCACGTGAGGATTAGGTAGTGTCAGGACGCTGAATCATCAGGTTGGTCTCCGTGGTAGCATCATAGAGAGCCACAAACGGAAGGGTGATAACACGGCTAGTCTGACCATCAACAGGGACATCAGCACCATTGATCTTGATCTTCGGGAAAGTGAAGGTATATTCATTACCATCCGTAGGGTCATTGACCGAAACTACAAGTTCACTTTCAGTCTCATTGATGAAACGGTTGATAAGTGCAGCATCTTCAAAGTAAGCAGTGAAGGTGCCTTCAACGGTAGCCATACCCGTCTCAAGATGAGGAGTAGCATCATCACCAACCACAAAGGTCGGAGCCATAGCATTGTCGATAGAGAACTCAATGCTCGTAACAATAGCAGATGCGCTAGACGAAGCTACATCACCGATTGCTACATCACCCGAATAACTGTCGAAGGGCTGTGCGATAGTAGCATCATTGACAGTCTTACCAGTGCCACTGATAGTCATATCCTTACCAACCATAGAGAAGGTAGTAGTGACCATCTGGTTAGGGGCAATGGAAACAGACATGCTAGAGACAGCCATACCAGTGAACAAGCGGTATTGGCTGATGTCGTTAGCTGCATCCTCAATAGAGAAATACTTGGGTGTAGTTCCAACCTTCAGTTCATCAGGACCAACCGGGGTGTTATCCCAAGTGCTTTGAAGTGCGCTCTCAAGGAACGGGTCAAAGTTACCATCACGAAGGTCAACAGCAATGTCACCAGCAGCTTGACGGTTGCCATGACGGTCTACACGAAGCATACGGTCAGGTTGAATTTCATTACCAGTCACACGCTCTTTGGTGAGGTTAAGTGAATGGGTGTTGTAGGGAATGGCGGTGAAATCACCAGCAGGGGTAGTGCCGAAGGTGGACTCTACGATATACGACAGACCACTACGACTTCCTTGTGCGAAGCTCATTTAGGTTCTCCTCAGTTATAGATATACCAGCCAATATTGACCGGAATCATAAAGAATGCCCCATCCGGCATACCTTGTTCTCTTTCTGCATATCGGATGGATACGGTAGTGCTGCCATTGGTTACGTCTGTCGTAGCCTCAAAAGCATCAATAATCTTGTCTGCTAAATCATCAGCAGCAGCGGGACCAAGACCTTCAGGGACGAAACAATCAACCCTAAAGATTCCTTGGTAGTATATCTGAGGGTTAAGCCCACGGACAGCAGGTTCCCTCACAGTAGGAATTAAGCGGGGTTTAACGTATGGGGTTCCTGTAGTGGGACTATATGTCAGGTTCTCCCAAGCCACTTCAGGTAGGTCAGTAATACCAGACAGCTTTACCTCAAGAGCAGCGCGAATATCATCATAGATGGAAGCCATTATCTGAACCTATCTTTTACTTGAGTAAAGACTGCATAACCATGCTTGTATTCAACCACATCTGCATGGGGCGAACCATTGGACAACACTACAAGAGGCTGCTCTAGTGGCTTAAGTGTCTCAATATCACCAAGTAGTTGGGACAGACCCTCTTGACGTTTAGCCTCTGGGCTTTGTTGTGTCGGCTTATTGCGTGACGTTCTACTACGACCAGAACTATAACTATGCTTCATGCTAAACGAAGTTACGTAAGCACCAGTATCAACAGGGGACCTTGAGGTAGCAAACTGGGCAATGTCTACAAGACGATCTTTTGCCTGCTCTTCTGCTGTTTGCTCCAGCAGTTTCAGCTTTCGGTCAAGTCCAGCTTGGTCTATCTTAACCCTAGCTTTCATTATTCCCTCACTTGACAGATGTAGCAAACAAGGGTGTCAGCATGGTAAATACTCTGAGTAGAAACTACTTTAACAGTATCACCAAAACCAATGAGGAAGTCTTCAGCATCAGGCTCAGGGATAGAACTACCAGAAGTATCTACAGCAGGCAGAAAAGCCTTACGATCCCCCATAAGGACACTGTCGTTATTAACTTCAGAGAGGTTAAAATCAGACATGTAGCACTTCACAGTGTAGTCTGTGTTTGTAGTAGAGCCTACAGTGCCAGTGTTGGGGTTATAGGCTCCATACGAAGGCTTCCTAAGCGTGATCTGCTGACCAAACTGGGAAATCAACGTATTCACAGCCATGCTTGTTAGAACAGCCATTAGTAATCCTCATAACCGAAGTCCATGCCATCATAAGAGGGTGGGTTCCAAAAGCGATCACGGCGGAAAGAAGGCTTAACCCGGTTCGTCTGTTCTCGTGCAATCTCAATATCAGTCTTGGTGATACCACCAGCTTTAATACCAATACCTGCACCAGCTTTGGTTGCCTGATACTCTAGTTGGTCAGCAAGACGGTTATACTGAGCAGCAAGGTCACTGTATTCAGCAGAGAGTTGACCATCCAAATCAATATTAACCTGACGGGAATACTTAGCAGCTACAGCCCTAGCCAACCAAGCAGCAGCAGCATAGATACTGTCATTAGTCTGGGCTAGAGCAAAGGTAATCTCCTCGTCTTGCACTTGAGGGTCGTTACTATCTGTGTCCCCCAAGAGGAAACGGGTTGCGTTGAGACGACCGGAAGCTGTATCAGTTCCAAGGTCTGTATTGTCATAGGAATAGCTCAAGGTCGTCTCCCTTTAGTGCTTAAGATTCACCGAGGATGTGGTCTCGTAGGCGGTAAAAGTCTTCTACAATCCAAGGGTTGCGGTTTAGGAACCTGCGGATAAGACCACGTTGCTTATCTTCGATCTTAGATTGCTTACAGCGTTTGTCGCTAAACTCTTTTTGTGTAGTAGTCCGCTTCTTGACAATATTGTTCAGTTGGACTACAAGACGGTAAAGTTGTTCTTTGTTCATCTCACCCAGACGATCTCCGACTTTGTTCTCTTTAGCCAGAGTAGTGTTGTGGTAGATAAACCCTTGAGCATATAGGGTGGCGACAGTCTCCTGCTCAATACCACGCTCTGCCCAGTTAAAGTGTTCTGTGCGTTTCCATTGCTTACCGTCAGCAGTAAGAGGCATCTTAACAAAGACAGGCCAGTCTACTTGCCAACCAAGGTAAATGGGGTGCATACCATCACGATTGATAGACATAAGGATTCTCCATAAGGATGTTAAACTGTTTAGGATGTATTGTTGTTGGGGATGCCCCACCTAAGCAGGACACCCCAATCTTAAACTACCAGTTAGCTGATAGCCGAGTTGATGAAGCCACCAAGGTCAGCACCCACAACTTTCATGTCGTAGGCCATCTTGACTTGGATATGCTCTGCAACCTGCTGACGCTTCAGGGCATCGTCCGAGAACGATTCAACAGTAACACCGAGGTTGTTGGCACCGGGGATGTTGTTCCAAGCAAAGGTCATACCAGCAGCCGGGGTCATCAGACCAGCCGACGACGGGGTGTGAACCAGAAGAGCGTGATTACCACCGATGAAGCTATTGCTCTCAGCAACACCCTCAACAGAGTCGTTCTCAATGGCTTCCATCACGTAGAAGTTCTCGACTTCAAAGATTTCAGCCAGTTTTGCATTCGTGACCATAGCAGTGTTGGTGACGGTTGCGCCACCATTCAGGCGACCCAGAATGTCAGGGTTGTTAATCAGAGCATCACGCACTTCTTTACCGACAACCATAGTATTCGGCTTAAAGCCACCAGACTTAAGCTGGATAGTGCGACGAAGACGAGTAACGTCCTGAATCGGGGTCGAGTTGGTGTAGTCATCCCAGTTGGTGACTTCTGCTGCGGTGTCGTTGTCCGCGTTAGCAACACCATCCCAGTTGGTTCCCCAAACATCGTCTGCAAAGAAGGTCGATGCAAATTGGTTTTCACGGTGAACCATCAGGCGGTTGATGAGGGTGGTCGAACCTGCCGAACGAATGTCCAGAGCAGCATCTTCGTTGGCAAGCGTCTGCTCGTCAAAGTCCATGCCGAGGCCATACACGTCAGCGAAATACGAGTCGTTCGAGAGGCTCATGCCAATGCGGTTGACTTCGGTGCGCGGTGCCAGTTTCTTGACATCGCCCGTGCGGTTCATGTTGTCGCGGTCATAGGTATAGTATTTGTCCGACTGGCGCTCAACGCCTACCAGCGGGAATACTTTGTCCGCAATGAAGTTGGATTGTTCTTGAACATATGCCAGCGTCAGGTTCGTGAGCGGCTGGTCAATATGCACTTGACTCGGAGTGAGAAGGGGCATAATAGTTATCCTTACTTATAGGTTAAGCAGCAGCGTTGCCGCCCTGAATGAGTTCAATGGCGAAAACCTGACCATCAACAGCATCTTCAAGAGCATAGCCCATGATGATGTCCGAAGTGGCGGCAGTCACACAGTTACCGTCTGCATCACAAGCAACCTCGTCACCAGCGTTAACAGAGTCACCAGCTTCAACGATAACCTTACCAGTCATCACAACGGTAGCAGCATTGCCAGCAGCGGAAGGCTGGTTGTAGAGAACGCCAATAGCTTGTGCGCCATCACCACAGAGGTCAACCTGACCATCAGCAGCGAGAGCAACGAATTTGAATTGACCAGCGGACAGATCACTACCAGCCTCGAAAGTGCGCGTATCGCGGCTTTGGAAAACAGCCATAATTAGTCTCCTTTACGAATGGCTTTAAGGACTTCACGGCCTTCGTCTGTCTTAGCGACAGCAGCATAGGCTTTAACGTAGTCCGATTTTTTGAGTTTGTTCTCGTCCATGTAAGATTTAACCATAGACTCCATTTTGTCGTTTGCAGTAGCGAACTCGCCATCAACATCCGACTTGCCGAACTCTTCCATTTTGTCTGCAAAGGCTTTATCAGCAGCTTGCAGTGCTTCCATGAGCATATCAACTTCGTCCATCTTTTCGACAGCAACCAGAAGTTTCTTAGCTACATCAGCGTTGAAGTGGGGGAGTTCAGCTTCAGCACGTTTAGTAAGAGCAGCATCAGCTTTTTCAAGTTCTGCCTCTTCCAGTGCTTTAAGGATAGGTGCAGGAACGTCAGCTTTGTTGATTTGCTCACCACCATATTCAATGAACTCTTCAGGGGCTTTCTTTTCGATGGATTCTGCCTTAATGACATAACCTTCATCAAGAAGACCTTTACGAAGACGCTCATTCTCAGCACGGAGAGTTTCAACATCTGCTTTAAAGGTTTCAGTTTCTTCAGACTCATCAAAAGCCTTCATAAGAGCTTCTTCCGCAGTTTTGCGGTCACAACCCTTAGCTTTCATGTAGTCTTTGATCTTTTTGTCCATCTCTTCGGACATTTTGATAGTTTCCTCAGACATATTGTCTCCTTCGGAAGTGTCACGCTTGAATAGAGATACCATCGCTTGTGCATTGGCGGGGCGATCCACCAGAGACAGTTCCTCTAGTTCAAGCTGTTTAAGTAGATTAGCCATTGTAATCTTCCTTTACTGCGCGGCCACCAATGCTAAAAGCGGCCAGTTCTCCAGATTTCACCTTGGACCAGACATCATCATCATAGACTTTGAATGCGACAATCCAGCCTTCACGGTCACTCTGAATGCCAAGGGAGTCCCCAATCTCTTTGGTAATAGGCATAGAATGAACTACTACACCAATCTGGTCTCCATTGTGCATTTGTTTACCAACCCGCACATGCTCCATGAACTTATTCACGGCCTTCACAAGTGTCTCAGGTTCGATAACATCTCCTTGACGGTCTACAACAGGTTCACCCTTTTCGGTGACTACGGAAGCCCAGCCCCATACCATACGTTGTTCTTCGTCAGCTTTAAGGATTTTACCCTCAATATCTGCTTTAGTCATTTCACTCACACTAATATCCTCTTCCCACATCCGGCATGACCAATAGCGGGCCGAAGTTTTGTCTGTTGCAGTGTCGCAGTTGTGACGAGCGCGAAAATTCCTACGTGCATCAGGGTCATCACGCCTAATCTCCATATCAGGGCTACCAAAAGTGACTTTCTTGGTCTTGTCGCCATCTTTGACGTAGACCCCAAACTTCTTGCTAGAACCACTAGGCAGACGGAAAGGCTTATTGAGGGTAACTTCTTTACCTTGGTAGTCAGCTTTCTGCATGATCTCAGCTACAACAGCCCGTAGAGCCTCTGTGGGGTCCATACGCTCGTCTTCTTCCTCTTCGGCACCCTCACCCTCCAGAAGCTCCTCATAGTGCTCTAGGTAGGCTCTGTGGCTCTCTGCGGGCATATACACTGCCTGACCATCATATTCATGGACGTGGATAGCACCACCAAGGCCAAGGTCCATACTACGAGAACGAGCTTCCATCTCAGTAGTAAAAATGTCGTTGGCATAACGAGCCTTTAGGATGTCGGACATTAGTTAATAACCTTTGCTAGATAACCTTGGAAGGTTCCGAATACTGTTGCACCATTGGCAGAAGGACCACAAGTAATGCGAATATCAGAGTTTGCTGGAATGATAATGGCAGGGTCAAGGTTTACTGCCCATTGTCCACCACGAGAACCACTAATAGCAGCACCTTGTGTGAAGACTTTACCAGCTTGTCTTACTTCAAGATAGAAGTCTGCGGTAGCATCAAGCCCAGAACTAACAGAACCAAAACCACCAGTTACAATGTAGTAATCTTTATCACTGAAAGTTGTTGCACCTTTGAAAGAGTTTTGGAAACCCGGTTCAATCCTATCATGGACTTTAGTTATGTCGTCAGGGACACCAGCGGTTATTGTAGATGTTCCCTCATATGCAGCAATCTGGCCTACAAGCTCTGTGCCATTGTTGTTACGAAGAAGAGAGACCCTAGCAACGGGAATAGGTAGTTCAACAGGGGTTTGACCATTAAGGGTCACTGTCTGGACAAGGAAGGTAAACTTCTGATCTTCTCCTGTGCCTGTTACTGTGTGACATTCAACCCAAAGTTCGTAAACGTCACTAGCAGATGAAGAGACTACATGAGTGATTAGATTATCATTTACATAAATCTCATTGTCACCAACAGTCCAAACGGTAGCTGTCTCATCTTTAGAAAGTGGTGCAGACTTACCAAACTTGACAAGAGATTTAGCTTTGGCATCAATAGAGACATCATCACCGAAGAGGTTGTAAATCTCACGCTCTGCTTGAACTAAACGGGCATCAGGGACTTCATAGAGACGCCTAGTCCAGTTACCACTACGCCCCTGTGTCATCTTCAATCACCTGTTGACCAACTTCAGGGTCATATTCCAACTCAGCAATATCCATAAGGTCTTGGACAGTCTCAGGATGATTACTGACATCAATGTTAGCGCCGTTGAGGTTACGCAAGAAGCCAGCGATCTCACGAAGGTCATGGGGGGCTACATCACCAGCGACAATGGTAGGCATGAGAGCGTAGTCAAGGCCATTGAGTTCCCAGAGACGTTCTACAAGCTGCTTATTAAGCACATCTACAATAGTCTGGATATAGCTTTCCAAAGCACGAAGGAACAGGTCTGTCTTGGACTTAGAGAGTGCATAAGAGCCACCCTGAGAGCCAAGCATAAGGAACTCACTCAATACGCTACGTGCAATGTCGTGTTGATAGCGTCTTACGATTGGGTCAATGTCGATATTACGAGAGCCTTGGGACGACATAAGTTCTACATCAACCATACGAGTATTTGTAGGCTCTCCATCCTTACCGGGATAGGTATCAGAGGGAATTACGATATAGCCCTGCTCATTGAACTTCACATCACGAAGAATGGTCTGTAGTTCATTAATGAAAGCCTTCTGTCCAGCAGTAGCATCAGCAGAAAGGTATTCAGCAGGAACACGGGCTACAGGAATACCAGCAAGTTCACGCTCTACAGCGATAGCCTCAATAGCTTGAAGGTTGTTCAAGAACTCATAGGAGGTATAAGCATTACGGATAATAGGACGACCAGAAGGGTCATTGTTGATGCTAGTAGTGCGGTAGTAGAGGCTCTTACGGCTGGGAATGTAGTGCTTTTGATTACCGTAGGAACCCTCTTGATACATACCAAGGATTTCACCAGTCTTCTGGTCTACATCAAAACGAGATACAGTCCAAGGGGCGCGAGAAGCAATCTTACGGACACCAATACGACCATCATTGTATTTAGACCGCTTCTTGGGGTTCTGAGTCCCCATACCTTCACGACGTTTATATACTACCTCAAACCAAGCAAACCCGTAAGATAGGAATGACAGGCTCTCTGAGATGTGGTCGTCAAGAGTATGTTCCATGTCATTCAAGACACTCTCTACAAACTCAGCCTCACGCTTTGCAGCCTCAGAGTCGTCAGCAGGCTTAACCTTCATATCTACATCACGAAGGATTTGCTCTACGGCATACATAACAGCACCGATAGTGCTATCATTCTCCCGCATCTCGCGGTATTTCTTAATAGCACGTTTACCACGAAGCTCGGTAAGGAACTCGTCAGCACGGATTTGACCATTACGGGTATTATCACCCGCTACACCAAGAACTTGCTTGGACTCTGCTTCTGACAGTTTCTTAACCATAATGTCTCTTCTTGGTGGTGTAGTTGATAAGGAAGCTTAAGGGTTAAACGTGCTGGCTATATAATTGGTAAGGTATTCACCTCAAACCCTTAGCATTGCTGTAGACAAGTTGGAGTTTAGGTTTTTGGTAACTACCAAGCATGAGGTCAGTCAAGGCCCACACAAGAGCGTCAAGGCGGTCAGGAGAGCCAATGGAGCCTAGTGGTTCCCACGTGGTCATCTGAACCTCAAGCTCTGTCAGAGAAGCCTCACAGTCTCTCACATGATGGACCATACCACGTTCGTATAATGCAGAAATAGGTTCAGCCCTAGCAAACTTACCTCTGGATGCGTGGACAAGTTTAATAGGAACTGTTTCATCTTCTACCTCAATAGTTCTACGGACCATATCACCACCTTGGTTACGCTCAGCTACAATACGGTCAGCTTGGAAGTGATGATAGAGTTCAATGGCCTTAGAAGCCCAACCTTGGGGACTAAGCCTATCTGTATAGTCTCCTAAGACGTAACCCTTACCATTAACATCAATACCAGCTACAACAATACCAGTCATATCTGATTCTTTGTTAGCAGTAACAGCAGGGTCAATAGAAACTACAATCCTATTAAGAGGGGGTAGTTCAGATTGGGCTACCTGAGAGCTATCAAGCATGTCTGTAGTCCACAGAGCGCCTTCAGCTTCTTCCATAACCTCAGCATAAAGTTCTTGTCTACCTAGACGAGTGCCTTCATACTGGTCCTTAACAGCCTTAAGGTAAGTATCTGCAAGGTTAGCAGCGTTATCAAACGTAGAGCCAGTCGTAATGTGGGTAGTTGGGTCTTTGGTCAGATTACGAACTAGCTTAGTGGGTTTGGGAGTAGTGGTGACACAGACTTTAGGGTGCTTACCTAGACGAAGACAGAACTGGAGCATATCCCAAGTATCAATGTCTTTATTCCAAGCAGCAAGTTCGTCACACCATGCAGCAGAAAACTGAGGACCACGGAGACGTTCAGGTTCTTCTGCTGAGTAAAACTCTACCTTAGCACCATTGGCCCAAGTGAGTGTTCGCTTAGTGGGAGACCATTCAGGAAAACCCAGTTCCTTGCCTTTGTAAGTCTTATCACCAGCCCAGCAAGTATTAAGGAACCCTGATTCACCTTTTACCATAACCCGTTCAATATCCGAGTTGGTGGCAGCTACAGCAGCGATACGCTTGTGGCCCTTCTTAACCTGCTCCCTGACCCACTCTACACCAGCCCTAGTCTTACCAAAACCACGACCAGCATTGATAAACCAAGTGTTCCAATCACCTTCAGGCTCTAACTGCTCAGGTCTTGCCCAGAACTTCCAGTCGTGTTGTAAATGTTCTAGTTGCTTGGGGCTTAGTTGACTTAGAGCTTCTTGAACTTGATTGTCGGGTAGTTCTCGAAGTTCATTCGCTGTCAGAAGCATCTTTACCAAGGGCCTTCATCAGTGCATTGATAGCTGATTCTTCTTCCTCGTCATCACTACCAATCTCACGGGTCTCTACAGTCTCTTTAGGCGTCCATCCACCTTGGGTGCGTAGGTAGAACTCACGGGCCTTCCAAGTATTACCAGCATCAGGATCACCATTTAGAGCTTGGTCTACAACCTTGTTACCTACAGCCTCAATAGTAGCACCCTTAGCCAACTCCATATCTTCACGATACAATTTGTAAAAGGTGGTATAGCTACCGGGAGCATCCTGATACTTCTGGATAGATGCAAAGATAGTGCGAACAGGAACACCAGCACGGGTCTGCTCTTTAACCTTCTTGGCTATCTCTGGATTGTATGAGAGCTTATGGGGATGACTCATGGTAAGTCCTACTATAGTTACCCCGTAGCAGCTTGCTGCGCTGCGCTAGCATAGTAAGAGTACTACAGGGTCTGTGCTACTACAGCTACAGAAATCTTATGTTCTTTGGAATCTAAAGTGGAATCTAAAGTGGGTAACTTCAGTGACGATCTACAAACCAAACTACAAGTAAGTTAATAATACTTGTGTGGGTAGCTCAAGTCACACTACATAACCATGTATGTTACCCAATCAGTGACTCTTAAGATTCAAACCTAAGTATCATAATTCTTTATGAGTATATAATAACTGATAGGTTAGAAAACTTAAGTATGAATCTTAAGAGTCTCTACTATACTATAGCAACCTTTTTTCAGACATTCCACATAAAATTTTTGTGTTTTTTGTTATGTAGTTGTAATCTAACGATTCTTTTTTCTAAAGTAGGTCAGCATGTGTTACCTATTTAAGCACGTCCGTAGTGTGAATCATCACCCTGTAGTCGTATATCCCTACCTAGCACGTCCTGACGGACTAATCGTGACAAACTGTCGCATACCTCAAATGTATTTTTCTTCTTTTTCCGACCGCAGGGCGGTTCTGGATTCTTAGGAAGCCCAAAGATATTTCTTTTGTTTTGGATTCTCAGGGGTCTACCCCACCCGAATCACCCCGCGCATTATAATCTGGAGGGTCCCAAGTACGTCCTGACGGACTGACCAAGTTGTCAAGCCCAAAAATAGCGCAAGATCATCACAAATTGTTACAAAAACGTAAGAAATATCAAAAGTTTAGGCAAATCAAAAGAAAAAACTTGACAAGAGGCGATTCGGGGCGCAGCACCCAAGCGAATCATTACATCTAGTTGCAATTGAGAATCATTCGCAAGTATAGGCCAAGCGAGTCCTATCTAACCTGTTGATGGGGTGGAATAATACCACACACCGTAGAGGCGCTGTAGGGCGTGCTACAAAGCCGATAGCGTTTTAAGGTACGGTCACACCAAAGCCCCCGCAGGGGCTACTCACGGGGGCTTGTATCGAGTGTCGGGGGCTATTGCATGTCAAGACTCCATGTCATCTACTACTGGTGTGATGTAAACTCCCACGCGCTTTCCTTGGCGGTACAAGTCAAAAGCCACACGTTGAGTCCACATGGGATTGCGTTCACGTGTGATACCCTCAGATTGCATCGCCACTTCCAAGGCGTGGTCCATACTCTTCGCCCGGATTTGGGCGCTTGCGATACGATAGGGCGAACCTTCTTCGATACCGGAAGCACTATTGCGGGCGGTTACAATGTAATGAAAGCGTTTCATATCAAAACTCCATGTTGTCTGCTACTGGCGTTGTATCGAGTGTATGAGTACATAGGCTAGTGACCTAGGCAGCGCTCATAGATTGCACCGTTGTCTTGTGGCGGTATGGATTCACAACGGGCTGAAAATATTGAGATACCCGACTCTTGGCATAGGTCGACCCGGTCGGATAGGTCTAAGGATTCCCAATATTCTTGCGCTGCATTCCACTCACGCTCACTAAAATCATCGTCGCTGAGGGCAGGGTAATCATTCAACGAGTCCACCATCTCCCTTGCCAGTCCAAGCGCCTTAGAATCCGACTCGTGAATTGCTATCCATTCAACCCAGCCTACGGCCCAATGGGATTCCCTTACAATTTTGACCGTATCGGATTCACCGCCTAGGCGTTCAATGGCTACGTCAAAATTGGATTCGGTCAGTAGGTCAGACTCCCTATGCCTGCCCAAAAAGACGAAAGCTGCTTTGCTATATTGCCAGCCCGAGTCCATAGCCATGAAAGAATCGGGGCGAGTCCAGCGTTCAAGCGTATATGTCATTAGATCATGTCTCCTGTATCCATAAGGCTAAGCATGTCGTCACGTGGTCCAATATTCCAGACGGTAAACCAATTGCCATTGCTATCTTTGCCGCTATCCGTTTGCTCATACATGTGATGTTTAAGGATTCGGTTGGCGTGAGATTCTGCTATCCGCTTTCCGTCCAAGAAATAACGTCGCTTGTGTAGGTTTCCCCATTGGAATTGCGTTTCCCTCAAAATCATTAGAACGACTCCTTTTGTGTTTCCGCCAGGTCAATCAATTCCTCTTTTGCATCCTCGACCGCCTCAATAATCTCACGAGTCACAATGATAGCTGCAAGGTGCGATGCAAGCTCATACAGCCCAAAGTTATCGCCCATTACCTCAGCGCCGCCCATATCTTCCCATTCCGACTCGGCTTGGTGCAAGATTCCACTAGGCACAGCTTGGCACAATTCCAATGCGCGGTGATAGTAAATTACCCAGTCCCAGTCGCTGGACTCGTGGGCAATCTCATAAGAATCCAAGGACTCAACGTCATGTTGAAAAGATTCCCATGCCTCATATGTGTTTTCCGTGGGCATATCTGGCATACATTCCAAGGCGCGATCTTTAGCGCGTTTGCAAATTGCGAGATAGGTGATTGTTTGTTCGTCGCGGGTCATTATTCGGATTCCTTAGATTGCAGTTTTTACAGTTTGGCGGTAAAACGCCGCCTTTGGGATACACACAAGCCCGCTAGTCACTTCTGGCGCATATTCTGAACGCGAACTCATGAATTGAACGTCACGTTGCAAGCGTTGTATTGCGCGGCGTTGTGCTGGCCTCAGCCTGTCCGCGCGATAAAAGTCGAAAAGCTTTACGCCCGTGTTTTTGCAATCGATTGTGCCCCTGTCATAATAAGACACGCCTAGTCGATGTAAAATGTAAGGCCAGTCCCTCATTGCAATACGTTGTGTCATATTCTTATCCTTTTACTGAGCGTTAATGTTGACGACATAAACCGGACAGCTAGTCAGGCTTTTCATTGCCTTGCGTTTGCGTTCTGCAATTGCCATGGACATAACGGGCCCAAATTGGATGATCTGCCCGGTTTCGGTTTTAGTGGCGAGTCGGTATGTTGCGTTGTTCATTGTGTCGATTCCTCACTTTGTTAGGCTTGCGACGGTTTCGATCAACAGGGCGGCAATGCAGATTGCGAAAAGAACACCGCCAATGAATACGAAAAAAGACATTGTGTAGTTTCCTTGTGTTCGGTTGTGTTGGGGGCGCAAGCCCCCATTGGGTTATGAAAGGTGGACAGTCTCGACAATGCTCAAATCGGACTTGCAAATAATGCAGTCAAAGAACGGATATGAATTGAGCGAGTCGCGCTTGGCAAAAACATGTTCAATTTCCCAACCCGGAATTGTATCGGGGGCCATTGTTTCCCCGCAGTATTCAACCGCTTGCTTGTTGGTAGTGTAAATCTCCCAAGGGCGGTATCCTTCTTTCCAAAGGGCGTCAATTTGTTCGCGTGTCATGTTAGGTGTCATTGTCTGATTCCTTGTGTTGTCGTTTCCGTTGATTGTTTATCCCATAAGATTCGCCCCATGTAAACCCCCTAAAAAGGATTCTTTTCGCTTTACATTAAAACGAATCTTATGCTATGATTCTTGTGAGGTCAGGAAAGATCAGCGGACACTGATTCGGTATGGGACGGTTTAGGAGAGCGGAATCTAACTATGTAGTTTAATGATTAAACTAATGGGAACGAATCATGAATTTATTAAATAAATACTGTCAAGCCCTTTTTGGGGGTTTACATTGTTGTGGATTTGGCAGTATAAAGGAATCAAATTGAGAATCGCATGGTGTGCTTAGGTCTAATCTGACCGCGCAAAGAAAATCACTAGGCGACGGCACATGCGAATCACGTCAACTTTGCTTACCTATTGGTGAGTCAAGCGTTACCTTGCGTAACTTCAAAACTTAGTAACGAATCGTAACATTCGATCACTTTTGTCGAGTCAATACTTGACGGGACTTTTGTGATAAATATTTCGATTCTGTAATAATTTGTGATGTAAGAATCGGTCACTTTTTTGTGAGAATCCGAGTCAACCTATTGACAGGCAAATTGTGAAGATTGTGTCGATTCGTAACATTTTGTGATTGAAACAATTATCACGAATCACGAGTCAATACTTGACAGCGTTTTGTAACAATTCGTGATCGAATCGGTAAGAAGTGCTGACCTATCTGGTTTGGGGGGGGGGGGGGGGGGGGGGGGGGGGGGGGGGGGGGGGGGGGT